CGCCCTGCGAGACCTGCACGACGAGTTCAGCGGCCTATGACCAGGGCGGAAGTGACGGAAATCTTCGCGGTGCTGATGATGGCCTATCCCAACGCGGAGATGTTCAAGGCCCCGGACAAGGACAGCCTAAAGGCAAAGCTGGCCCCGACCATCACGCTCTGGACCACCTGCCTGCGGGACATCGACTTCTGGGCGGCCCAGCAGGCAGTCATCCGGGTGTGCCAGACCTGCAAATTCCCTCCGACCATCGCGGAGATGCGGGAGGCGGCGGAGGCCGTTCTGCACGAGGCCAGGTCGGAAATCAGCAACGCCTACCTGATGGCCCGCAACGAGCTGCAACTGGCCCGGCTGGCTGGCCGAACGAAAGAGCAGGCGCTGGAGGGGATGCCCACCAGGACCCAGAAGGTCATCGAGGCCATGGGCGGCATCGACGCGTTCATGCCGCCGGACAAGAAATACTTCGAGATGGAGCGCTTTGAGCAAACCTACGAGACGATGCTGCGGAAGAACCCCATCGGCCTGCCGGGCAGCACGGCAGGACAGCGACAGATCACGGAATGAGCAAGGGGGCGGACAAATGGCTGGCTACTCACACAAGACCTGGGCGTGCCCGTTCTTTCGCTGGGACGAGCGGCTGTGCGTCCGCTGCGAGGGCGGCTGCATGAGCTTCCCGGACCGGGAGACCCTGGCCGAGTACGCGGACCGCTACTGCGCCAACCTCCAGGACTGGAAAAGCTGCACGGTGGCCGCCAACCTGCTGAAATACTACGAGAGGACGGAGTGACATGGAAAGAAACGTCGATAAGATCAAGCGCCTGGAGCATGAGCTGGGGCGCTGGCGCAAGAAGGTGGCCGACACGGCCAAGGAGAACGAGAAGCTGCGGGAGGCCCTGGCCCAGGCGGATGTCGGAAACCAGGAGACCCAGGCCCTTGTGGACGCTGTGCTCACCGCTGTGGTGCTGGAGCACGGGGAGCGGGCCATGGACCCGGACGCCCCGGAGACGGCCCTGGGCTGGCGGCTGGCCGTCCCGCGCTTCTCCGCCAAGGAGATGCGGGAGAAGTACGAGATACACGCCCGGCGCGGCGAGGACGGCAAGTACATCCTGGGCGTGATGGAGCGGAGGTCCGACTTATGAGCGTGCGCCGACAGACAGCCAACCGGCTGACCCTGTTTCGCACCTGCGGCACCTGCGGAAAGCAGATCGTGACCACGGCGGACACCCCCTGGGTGCGCCAGGTGGAGCGAGACGGCAAGCGGCAGGCCACGACGTACTTCTGCTCCGAGGGCTGCTTTGCTGCCAGCTATAAGCACATCGGCTGGTTTGACGGCAAGGCCGAGGAGCGCCGGAAGCTGAAAGACCGGAACCGGGACCCGGAGAAGGAGCGGGCACGGCACCAGGCGTACCAGCAGGCCCACCGGGAGGAGCTGCGGGAAAAGGCACGGCTGCGCCGCCTGGCACACCCCGGACAGGCCGCCGCCGACAGCGCCTACGCCCGGCGCAAGCGCAAGCTGAAAGCGGAGGAGGCGCAGGCTAATGCTGGATAAGACCCCGCTGGAGATGGCCCTGGAGCGGGAGGGCCAGATCGAATACTGCGACGAGTGCGAGTATGTGCGCGTCGTTGACAACACAGTTTTCTGCGGCCTGTCCGGGAAGCTGCTGCACCCCATGATGTTTCTGCGGGGGCAGGGCTTCGGCCCGGCCCGCCGCTGCACCAAACGGAAGGAGGCACGAGAGATGGGACTGACCGCCGCAGACCTGCAACGCATGGGGCCGGAGGCCCAGCGCCAGGTCATGGAGAAGCTGGGCATCGTGGGCAAGACCAAGGCCCCCAAGTACCACAACCAGCCGGACAGCCGGGGCAACCTCCGCTTCGACAGCAAGAAGGAGGCCCGCCGCTACGACGAGTTGATGCTGATGCTCAAGGCCGGGCAGATACGCAACCTGCGCCTCCAGCAGCAGTACACCCTCCAGGAAAGCTATATCACGGAGACCGGCGAGCGGGTCCGGGCCATCCACTATGTGGCCGACTTCGCCTACGAGCGCCCCACCGCGCCGGACAAGTACGGCACCGTGTTCTGGCTGCCAGTGGTGGAGGATGTCAAGAGCCGGGCCACCAAGACGGCCCAGTACGAGATGAAAAAGAAGCTCCTGCGGGAACGCTTCAATCTGACTATCACGGAGGTTTGATTATGGCAAAGAAAGGCACATTCCCTGCCAACGCTATGCGGCGCGGGGAGATTTACTGGGTAGATATACCGAACGCCATCGGCCACGAGCTGATGAAGGACCGGCCCGCCATCATCGTGAGCTGCGACGCTCTGAACGACAACAGCCCCGTGGTCCAGGTGGTCTACTGCTCCGCCTCCCCCAAGAAGGAGCTGCCGGAGCACATCACCATCCGCTCCGCCGAACAGATCAGCACGGCCCTGTGCGAGAACGTGTACACCGTGGACAAGAGCCGCGTGGGACGCTTCGTTGGCCGCTGCACCCGGCGGGAGATGGAGCAGGTGGACCTCGGCCTCCTCTCCGGCCTGGGGCTGGCCCAGTACGGCCTTGCAAGCCCCCAGGAGGACGAGGAGGAGCCGGAGCCGGTACGCGGGGACACCGAGGACGGCACGGCCTCCATGGCCCTGGTAATCGCCCAGACGGAGCGGGACACCTACAAGCGGATGTATGAGAGCCTGCTGGCCCGCATGACGATGGAACGGGAGGAAACGGCATGAAGCAGAATTGCGGGAGCTGCGCCTGGTACGAGGACTTCCAGGGCGTGTGCTTCAACGGAGACAGCCCACGTTGCGCGGACTTCACGGAGCCGGACACCACCTGCCCGGCATGGGAGGGCAAGGCATGAAGCTGGGCGACAAGGTGATGCGCCTGCCGGAGACATTCACCGACAACGGCGAGGACAAGCGGAGCTTGAGGCGGCCTGTGGCGGGCCGCGTGGTGTACATCCATCCGAAGGGGCACTACCACACCGTGGAATTTGAACTGAACGGCGGTCACGTCCGGGAGAGCTTCAAGGGGGTGAGCGACTGATGACCGAACCGAAGGACCTTTGCGGCAGGTGCGCCGCGATGCTCCAGGAGGGCTACGACCTCAAACGCGTGGGCGGCGGCGTAGATCACAAAGTGACCTGCTCCCATTGTGGGCGGCGGCGCTACGGGGCCACCTACACGATAGAAAAGCACAGCAAAAGCAAAGCATAAGCATACCAGAGAGACCCTGGGCCTATGGCCTGGGGTCTCTTATCTTTTTCGTGAGGCCACGAAAATGGTCTCCCCCGCTCCAGGGAGAGAGGGAGAGGAAGGGGGGTATGGGGGGATGGTGAGGGTGAGAGGGTCCCTCACACACGCGTGAACACCAGAATGAAAAAACATCCTCCCTTCGGGGCGAAAAAAGAAGCTGCCTTTGCTACGATGAAAGAGAAGCCAATTTTTCAGAAAGGCAGGCGGGAGCGAATGGCAAAAAGTAAATACGAGACCCATGTCCTCCCCAACCTGGACAAGATCATCGAATGGGCCAAAGCCGGGGCCACGGCAAAGGAGATTGCCGGGAAGCTGCACGTTGCCTACTCGACCTTCAAGAAATACCTGGACCTGGGGCGGAAGGGGGACGGGCGGTACACGGACCTTTCAGACGCTTTCGCGCAGGCGTGCGAGGTGCCGGACGAGCAGGTGGAGGCCGCCCTGTTCAAGCGGGCCTGCGGCTTTGAATACATTGAGACCCGCCGGGAGCAAAAGCTGGACCGGCTGGGCAACGTGGTGGAGTTGGTCACGACCATCAACAAGGTGGTCCCGCCGGACCCCACCAGCGCCATGTTCTGGCTGACCAACCGGAAGCCGGAGACGTGGAAGTACAAGCCGGAGGCCCAGGACGGCGACGAGGACGAGGGCAGCGGCGTGGTGCTCCTCTCCCCCGTGATGGACAACCCAGGCCCACCGACAGAGGGAGGCGCAAACGATGGGTAAAGTCATCTGGACACCGCAGCCGCGCCAGGCGGCACTCATGGCCCGCTTTGAGGACGAGGCGCTGTACGGCGGTGCAGCGGGCGGCGGCAAATCGGACTGCGCCCTGGCCGAGGCCCTGCGTCAGGTGGAGATACCGCATTACCGGGGGCTTATCCTCCGCAAGACCTTCCCACAGCTCACGGAGCTGATGGACCGCAGCACGGAGATTTACAGGCGGGCTTACAAAAAGGCCAGGTTTAACGAGAGCAAGCACGTCTGGACCTTCCCCTCCGGGGCCAAGATTTTCTTCGGCTCTATGCAGTACACCAAGGACCGGACCAACTACCAGGGCAAGCGCTATGACTTCATCGACTTTGACGAGCTGACGCAATTTCTCTGGGAGGAGTACAGCTACCTGTTCTCCCGAAACCGCCCCAACGGGCCGGGGACCCGCTGCTACATCCGGGCGCAGGCCAACCCCGGCGGCGTGGGCCACGGCTGGGTGAAGGAGCGCTTCATCACGGCGGCCCAGCCCATGCAAACGATCTGGGAGCAGTTCAAGGTCCGCTTCCCTGACGGCCACGAGGAGACGCGCTGGAAGTCCCGCATCTTCGTGCCGTCCTCCGTGTTCGACAACAAGATACTGCTTGCCAACAACCCGGACTACCTCACCAGCCTGGCCTCCATGCCGGAGCAGGAGCGCAAGGCGCTACTGTACGGCGACTGGGACACCTTCGCGGGCCAGGTATTCACGGAGTGGCGCAACGACAGCGACCACTACACGGACCGCATCAACACCCACGTCATCTCACCCTTCAAGGTCCCGCAGGACTGGGCCATCTGGTGCGGCCTGGACTGGGGCTACTCCAGGCCCTTCTCCGTGGGCTGGTACGCCGTGGACCACGACCGGCGGCTCTACCGCATCCGGGAGTATTACGGCTGCACCGGCACCCCCAACACCGGCGTGAAGATGGAACCGTCAGAGGTGGCGCGGGAGATACGGCGCATCGAGGCCGAGGACCCCAACCTCAAGGACCGGCGCATCAACCGCGTGGGAGACCCGGCCATCTGGGGCAGCGACGGCACGGAGAGCATCGGCGCTCTGATGGAGCGGCAGCGGGTGTACTTCGAGCGCGGCGACCACGCCCGCATCGACGGCAAGATGCAGGTGCACCACCGCCTCGCCTTTGACGAGGAGGGAATCCCCATGCTGTATGTGTTCAACACCTGCAAGCACTTCATCCGCACGGTCCCCAACCTGGTCTACGACGAGAAGAACGTGGAGGACATCAACACCGAGGGCGAGGACCACATCTACGACGAACTGCGCTACGTCTGCATGAAAAACCCGATAGCACCCAGGCGGAACAAGCCCCCCGCCCTGGTGGTATATGACCCGTTGGACCTGGGACAGGACCAGCAGTATGACCGTTACGATTTTTACAGGAGGTATTGATTTATGGCACTTTTCGGACGGAAGAACGAGCAGGACACGACCCTGGGCAAGCCCCCGATGGGCTGGGGCGTCCCCGGCGTGCAGAAGGACGAGAGCGTGGACCCGGAGATGGAGGCCATGCTGCTGACGGCCCCCGCCGGGCAGCGGCGCATCGGCAGAGCGGAGATCGCGGAGGCAATCAGCATCCTGACCCGCTACAAGCAGGGCAAGGCCAGCCTGGAGGAGCGCGTGGTCCAGGATGAGCTATGGTGGGAGCTGCGCCATTGGGAGGCCATCCGCAAGGGCAAGCAGCGCACGGACAACCCGGAGTACAGAGGGCCGGAGCCGTCCTCTGCCTGGCTGTTCAACAGCATTTTGAATAAGCACGCGGACGCTATGGACAACTACCCGGAGCCGGTGGTCCTCCCCCGCGAGCGCAGCGACGAGGAGAGCGCCAAGGTGCTGTCCTCCGTGCTGCCGGTCATCCTGGAGTACAACGACTACGAGCAGACCTACTCTGACAACTGGTGGGAGAAGCTGAAACACGGCACGGCGGCCTACGGTGTGTTCTGGAACAGCGCCAAGGAGAACGGCCTGGGCGACGTGGACATCCGGGAAATCGACCTGCTCAAGCTGTTTTGGGAGCCGGGCGTGACCGACATCCAGAAGTCCCGCAACCTGTTCATCGTGGACCTGGTGGACGAGGACCTGCTGGAGCAGCAGTACCCGGAGCACAAGGGCCATTTGAGCGGCGGGGCCGTGGACGTGAAGCAGTATATCTACGATGACACCATCGACACCAGCAACAAGAGCGTGGTGGTGGACTGGTACTATAAGACGACCTCCGCCAGCGGCAAGACGCTGCTGCACTATGCCAAGTTCGTGGGCGAGACCCTGCTGTTCGCCAGCGAGAACGACCCCAACTACCGGGACACGGGTTGGTACGACCACGGCCTCTACCCCGTCGTGCTGGATGTGATGTTCCCGGAAAAGGGTACGCCGGTGGGCTTCGGCTACGTCGCCATCTGCAAGGACCCGCAGCTCTACATCGACAAGCTGTCCTCCAACATCCTGGAAAACAGCATGATGACCACCAAGAAGCGCTTCTTCGTCAGCGACAGCACGGGCATCAACGAGGAGGAGTTCCTGGACTGGAGCAAGCCCCTGGTCCACGTCCAGGGCGAGCTTGACGACAGGCGCATCAAGGAGATCGTCACCAACCCGCTGGACGACATCTATGTGACCGTGGCGCAAATGAAAATCGAGGAGATGAAGGACACGGCGGCCAACCGCGACGTGAACAGCGGCAGCGCCGGGTCCGGCGTCACCGCCGCCGCTGCCATCGCCGCCCTCCAGGAGGCGGGCAACAAAGCCAGCCGGGACATGATCGCGGCCAGCTACCGCACCCACGTCAAAATCAATTCGATGTGCATTGAGCTTATCCGGCAGTTCTACGACGAGACCCGCTCGTTCCGCATCACGGGCCAGATGCCTGGCAGCTACCAGTTCATCGACATGAACAACGCGGACATCAAGGAGCAGGAAGTGGGCCAGACCTCCGACGGCCTCCCCCTCTACCGCAAGCCCATCTTCGACCTGAAAATCAAGGCCCAGAAGAAAAACCCCTTCTCCCGCATGGAGCAGAACGAGCGGGCCAAGGAGCTGTACGGCCTGGGCTTCTTTAACCCGGAGCGGGCGCAGGAGGCGCTGGGCGCTCTGGAAATGATGGAGTTTGAGGGCATCGACAAGGTGAAAGAGCAGGTGCAGAACGGCCAGACCCTTCTCAATATCTGCCAGCAGATGTCCCAGCAGCTCGACCAGATGGCCCTTATCATCCAGACCCTCACGGGCAAGGACATGGGCATCGGAGCGGCACGGTCTACCGGCGGCGGCCAGCGAGGCCAGGCGGCAGGCCCCGTGCCCTCCAGCGAGAAGGACAGCCTTGCAAGCGGCATCATGGAGGCCCAGCATCCCATGACCGGCTACGGGGAGCGGCTGGCAAAGCGCAGCACCCCCAGCATGGGCAACGAATAACGGGAGGCGACGTGTTATGACCCAGGTTTATGCCGAACGGGACGGCCAGCGCTGCATCCTATCTGCCCAGGGCCACGCCACCGGCAGCGTGGAGGCGTGCGCGGCGGTGTCCGGCATTCTTTACGCCCTGGCCGGATATGTGACCAACGCCATGCGGGAGCGCCATGTGGAGGTCTACACCTGGCGGATGGAGAGCGGCGATGTGCAGCTCGACTTCAACGGGGACGACGGCACGGCGGCGGCCTTTGAGATGGCCGTCATCGGCCTTGCCCAGGTGGCCCAGGCCCACCCGGAGCAGGTCCAGGTTGAGTGCCGGGAAGAAAAATAAAAATTTTTTCCGAGTTCGGGGCGAAAAGCGGAAAAGCATTTGATACGCTTATACTGTCCTCCTGCTTCACACCATGCGGGGCGGCGGTCACGGTGGGGACCGGGCCGCTGCCCTGGTGAAGTCAGGGACCGATGCACGGGGGCGATACACCCGCGACGAAAAAGGAGGCAATCCTATGAACTTCAAGCATTTGCTGGACATCCGGCTGAACCTGTTCGACGGCGGCGGTGCCGCAGGCGGAGCAGGCGCAGGGGCGGCGGCCTCTGGCGACGGAGCACCCGGCACACAGGGCGAGACCCAGGCATCCCCCGCATCCACCCGGCGGGGAAAATCGGGCGAATACCAGAATGTCATCTTCGGGAAGCAGGCCAAACCGGCGGAGGCTGGCGAGGGCGGAGACCCGGAGGGACAGCAGCGGTCCTCCGACGCCGGGAGCGACAACAAACCGGACGCGAGCACCACGTCCAATACTCTGGAGGCCAAACGCAGGGCTTTCCAGGACCTTGTGAACGGTGAGTACAAGGACATCTACACCGAGGAGACCCAGCGCATCATCGACCGGCGCTTCCGGGAGACCAGAAACCTGGAGCAGCAGGTGGGCCAGTATCAGCCTGTCATTGATATGCTGATGCAGCGCTACCAGATCGGCGACGGCGACATGGGCAAGCTGTCCCAGGCCATCGAAAACGATGACGCATACTGGTCCGAGGCTGCCGAGGAGGCGGGGATGTCCGTTGAGCAGTACAAGCAGTTCCAGAAGCTCCAGCGGGAGAATGAGGCGCTTTTGCGCCAGCAGCGCCAGCGGCAGAACGACCAGCGGGCGCAGCAGCAGCTCCAGCAGTGGTACGGCGAGGCCGAACAGGTCAAGGGGCTGTACCCCAGCTTCGACCTCAACGCGGAGGTCAAAAACCCCCAGTTCCTCTCCATGCTCCGGGCGGGCGTTCCCGTCCAGCACGCTTATGAAGTGGTCCACATGGACCAGATCAAGGCAGGCGTGGCCGCTATGCAGGCCAAGGCCACGGAGAAGCAGGTGGTGGATGGCATCCGCGCCAAGGGCGCAAGGCCCCAGGAAAACGGCACGACCTCCCAGGGTGCATTTATCGTGAAGGATGACGTTTCCAAGCTGTCCAAGAGGGACCGCGCGGAGATCATCCGCAGAGCTGCACGGGGAGAGCACATCGAGTTTTAAGCCTCTCCCCAGAAGGGAGATTTTAACATGAACACCATCCGCAAATTCATTCTGCTGCCCGTCGCGCTGAACCTGTTTGATGCAGTCATCAACAAGACGACCAGCGCAACCACCGGGAACAACCTTTCCGGCGAGATGAAAACCTTCTACTCCGACTATCTCATTGATATGGCGGAGCCGCTGCTGGTCCATGACCAGTTCGGGCAGAAGCATCCCATCCCCAAGAATGGCGGTAAGACCATCGAGTTCCGCAAGTATGACCCCCTGCCCAAGGCCACCACGGCCCTGACCGAAGGTGTGACCCCCGAAGGTCAGAAACTCAACATGGGCGTCATCACCGCGACTGTGGCGCAGTACGGCGGCTTCATCGAGCTGTCCGATATGCTGCTACTTTCCGCCATCGACAACAACCTGGTGCAGGCCACCAAGCTGCTGGGCAGCCAGGCGGGCCGCACCCTGGACACCATCACCCGCGAGGTGCTGAACGGCGGCACCAACGTGCAGTACGCCGAGGGCCAGGTGGACAGCCGCGCCAACCTGTGCGGCGGCAGCACCACCGACAGCCAGAACCACTACCTGACCGTGGACGCCGTGCGCCGCGCTGTCCGTTACCTCAAGGTGATGAACGCGCCCAAGATCAACGGCTACTACGCGGGCATCATTCACCCGGATTGCTCCTACGACCTTATGAGTGACCCCAAGTGGGTGAACGTCAAGACCTACTCCGACCCCGACGACATCTACGAGGGCGAGATCGGACGCATCGAGGGCGTCCGCTTCGTGGAGACCAGCGAGGCCAAGGTCTTTACCCACGCGGGCAAGGACTACGAGACCGGCACCACCGCCAGCGGCACCGTCACCCCCAAGGCATCCGCCCGTGACGTGTACTCCACCCTCATTCTGGGTGCGGACGCCTACGGCGTGACCGAGATCACCGGCGGCGGTCTCCAGCACATCGTGAAGCAGCTCGGCTCTGCCGGTACTGCCGACCCCCTGGACCAGCGCGCCACCGCAGGCTGGAAAGCCACCAAGGTGGCCGAGCGCCTGGTGGAGGCGTACATGGTCCGCATCGAGACCTGCTCCACCTTCAACAGCTAATCACCGGGGCCGCCTGCTTTACGGCGGGCGGCCCCACATTATGACCAACAGGAGGTATTTACACTATGGCTGCCAAGAAAGAAGCTGCTGCCAATGAGCAGCAGGCCACCACGCAGGCTACCCCCGCCGCCGAGGCGGAGGACATCATCGCCAAGGCCAAGGCGGAAGCTGCTGCCATTGTGGCAGAGGCCCAGGCCAAAGCCAAGGAGACCCTGGAGGCGGCAAAAGAGACCGCCCCCGCCGCGCCCAAGCCGAACGACCTTGTGCCCATCCGTCTGTTCAAGGACAACGACAAGTACAAGGATGACGTTTTTGTGGCCGTCAATGGCCGCAGCTTCCAGATCAAGCGCGGCGAGACCGTGCAGGTGCCCGCCTATGTGGCGGAGGTCCTGGAGCAGAGCATGGCCCAGGACAACGCCACCGCAAACCTCATTGAGCGCGAGAGCAGCGCCTACGCTGCCGAGGCCAAGGCCCGCAACATCTAACTGAACAGGCACACCGCGAGACCCTAAAAGCGGCTGCGACACGGCGCGGCGAGGTATGGAGGGACCGACCCTTCCGCCCCGCCGCGCCTTTTATCATACAGAAAGGAGGTAGACCCCCTATGGACAGGACCATCAATGTGACCGTGACCGGCGAATTTGTCCGCAAGGACAGCAAGAACGCGGGCGTGCAGGGCGAGGCCAATGTGACCGGCCTGCACATCGTTATGAGCGATGACTGGGAGGCGTTCTCCAAGCGCATCATCTGGCGCAACGCCCTGGGCGAAAGCCCCGTGGCGGTGCTGCTGTACAACAGCGTGAAGGACCTGGTGGCAAAGAAGGACCCGCTGACCTTCGACACGGCCATTCCGGCGGAGCCGCTGGCCCTGGAGGGCTGGTGCAGCTTTACCATTGAGGGCTTCCGGGAGAGCGACCCCACCGCCGTTGCCATCACGGTGACGGACCATCTGCTGGTGAAGCCGAACGACGCCTACACCACGCCGAAAGAGCCGACGCCCACCCAGGCGCAGCAACTCCAGACCCAGATCGACGGCATTGTACCCCAGGTGAGCACCCTGGTGGGAAACGCCATCGAGGCGCTGGAGCAGGCCGAGGAGGCCGTGAAGGTGTGGGAAGCCTATGACAGCGCAAAGACCTATCTTCCCCTCCAGAAGGTGAGCAGGCTGGGCAGCTCCTACATCTGCAAGGCAGCGTGCAAGGGCGTGGCCCCGGAGCTGAACGTGGCCGGAGGTGTGGAGGGTGCCCACTGGCTGCTTATCGCCTCCAAGGGCGACCAGGGAGAACAGGGCGCAGAGGGACCCCAGGGCAAGACCGGCAAGCAGGGCATCCAGGGCGAGCGCGGACTGACCGGCGAGCGCGGCGTCCAGGGCATCCAAGGCATCCAGGGACCCCAGGGCGTTCAAGGCGCTGCTGGCCCGGTTGGACCCACGGGACCGGAAGGACCCCAGGGCGTGCAGGGGCCGCAAGGACCGCGCGGCATCGACGGCGTGGCCGTGCAGACGGCTGGCATGGTCAATTTCAGCGTGACCGACGAGGGGCATCTGCTGTGTACCTACACCGGCAACGAGGCCCCGGACTATTACATCAACGATGCAGGGCATCTATGCCTAAACATCTGACGGAAGGAGGAACCATCTATGCCTACCATTGATCTGGGCAAGGTTGTGGGTCCGCAGGGACCCCAGGGCGTGCAGGGTGCAAGAGGCCCGCAGGGCGCAACCGGCGCTCAAGGCCCGAAGGGAGAGCAGGGCATCCAGGGACCCCAGGGCGAGACCGGGGCCAAGGGCGCGACCGGCGCGACCGGCGCACAGGGACCCGCCGGTGCCGACGGCGCTACCCCTAACATCCAGGTGGGGACGACCACCACGCTGGCCGCCGGAAGTGCGGCCACGGTGAAGCGGCGGGCCGGAAGCCCGGACGCTGCCCCCATCTTCGACTTCGGCATCCCCAAGGGCGCGGACGCCGTAAATCCCGGCGACATGACCAAGGCGGTCTATGACCCCAAGGGCAAGGCCCAGGACATTTTTGCCTATGCAGACCAGAAAATGCCCAAGACGGGCGGAGCGTTCACCGGCGGCGTGTCCGGCGTGTCGCCCACCAGCGGCAGCACCAAGGGCTTCCGCAACATCTACTTCGGCAACGGCGCTCCCGCCTCCAGCCTGGGGGCCAACGGCGACGTTTACATCAACATCGGATAAGAGGAGGACACGAACATGATTAAAGCAGGCAATCACACCGTCAGCGACAAGGGCTTCACGGTGGTGACGGAGAACATCGGCGGGGCCCCCCGCCAGGCCGTGGTGGCAGAGCTGCCAGGCGGCATCAGTGACGAGGCTCTGGCCGCGTTCTGTGCCGGTCCCATTGAGGTGCTGGCCGAGGACGGCAGCACCACGGCGACCTACACCGGCCCCTTCCGCGTGGTCTCCCACGGGCTGAAACTGACCCGCACCAGCGAGGACAGCGACGTGGCCGCCCTGACGGCCCAAGTGGCGGAGCTGGAGGCCAAGCTGTCCCACGAGCAGAGCGAGAAGGAAAGCGCCCAGAGCGCCCTTGCACGCCTCAACGAACAGCTTACCACCCTCAAGATGACCCTGGAGGCCAACAGCGCGGACAAGGCCGTGGTTGACAAAGCTCCCGTGGAGGCCATGGATGCGGCGGGCAGCGTGTAAGGACTGGGCGGAGGCTTCCTGCCTGATCTCCAACCTCCTGGCGGAGCTGGAACAGCCCTGCCGGATATGCCGGGAGGACAGCCTGGTGCTGACCGGGCGCTCCCCTACCGGCGCGACCGTGACCATCCGGCTGGGACCGGACCTGGTGCTGGAGGCAGAGGGCTGCGACGAGCTGCTGGATGCAGCACGAAAGCGAGGGTGCCCCGATGGCTGACAGACAGACCGATGACTTCAAGCTGGGCAACAAGGCGGCTGATATGTGGCTTTACACGGCAGACGCCTGCGCCAATGAGAAGGTCATCCCCAAGAAATACCGCTACACCACCGGAACGGCCCTGATGAATGGTGCAGAGGCCATCTGCTCGTGCATTGAGGGCGCAAACCTCATTGGCCTGCGGGAGAGACCGGCGGAGCGGCTGGCGATGCAGCGTGAGGCCCTTTGCGCGTGCAAGAAGCTGGAGCGGAAGATACTGCGGATGGCAGAAAGTAAGCAATACCCCGGCGTGAGCGGCCAAAAGGCCGCGACCTGGAGCAAGGCGGTGATGACGGTGCGCTATATGTGCGCCGCCTGGTACGAGAAGGACCGGAGCCGCGCTGCCCAGGCGAGAGAGGATGTTCGGCGGCGATAGCTGCCTTTCATTGGGGTATAGCCTGTTCGCGCCGTCAACTGGGGCCTGCGCTCCCCGAACTCGAATGACAACAACGCGTACAACATCAACACCGACGGCACCGTGAACAACAACAACGTGTACAACGCCAACTTCGCGCCGCGTCCCGCTCTGATGGAATTACCGTGTACAAGTAGCCCTTGCGGCGAAAGCAGAGGCCCATCATCAAAGGAGGCTATATCCCGTCGTCCGTGGACATGAACACGGGGGATAAACACATGGCACCGACGCTGCCAGGCTCGCTACCGGGGAAAGCCCCGGACACCTCCGGCGGAGGGAGATACTGGCCGCTATCAGCGATGCCGGACCTGCGCTCCACCATCCGAAAACCAAGCAAGGATGTGTGATATGACCTATCAGGAACTATGCTCCTTTGACACCCTATGGACGGCCTACCACCGGGCCAGACGGTGCAAGAGGGGCAAAAAGAGTACGGCACCCTTTGAGTACAGCGCAATCGAGGAGCTGCTGATACTCTCAAAATCGCTTTTGCAAGGGACGCACCATCCGGACCCGCTGGACGCGTTCTATATCTACGAACCCAAGAAGCGGCTTATCCAGGCCCCGACGTTCCGGGACAAGGTGGTGCAGCACGCGCTCACGGATTACATCGTCTACGACGAGCTGGCCCGGAGCTTCACGCTGAACACCTACGCGGCCCAGTACGGCAAGGGGACCCACTACGGGCTGGAGATGCTGAAACGGCACATGAGGACCTATTTCCTGCGGCGGAAGGGCGCGGACGAGGCAGCACGCAAGGCCGCCGGTCTGCCACACCGGCCCATGGAGGAATGGGACTACGCCGAGGGCTGGGTCATCAAGGGCGACATCCGCCACTTCTTCCAGAGCATCGACCACCGGCGGCTCAAGGCCGCGCTGGAACCCCGGTTTCCCGACCCGGACATCCGGGCGCTGATGTGGCGATACATCGACGCCGTGGACGAGGGCCTGGCCCTGGGACACCAGACGAGCCACATCTACGCGGTGTTCTACGTCAGCTCCTTCATGCACTATGTGGGTGAGAAGCTGCACCTGCCGCTGGCAGGGATGTATATGGACGACTGGTATGTGATCTGCCCGGATAAGGCAACAGCGGTCGAGGCTCTGCGCCTTGCAAGGCTTGAATTTGCCAAGCTGGGCCTGGAGCTGAACGACAAGACCAACATCTTCCCCTTGCAAAACGGCATCGACTTCTGCGGCTTCCACACCTATCTGACCAGGACGGGCCAGGTGGTCAGCAAGCTGCGCTACTCCTCCATCAAGCGGATGAAACGACGCATCCGGCTGTGGGAGAAGCAGTACGCAGCGGGCGAGGTGTCGCGGGAGAAAATCATGGAGAGCTTTACCGCCTGGGAGGCACACGCCAAGCACGGCGACACAAAGCAGCTCCGCAGAGAAATGCGGTCCAGGTTGTTGATGGCTCTGGACCGCGCAGACGAGGCCAGGCGGGCGGCGGGCATCCCCGCTGCCCGGCCCGGACCTGACGAAAGGAGAACAAAACGATATGGGACAGTTACTTTCCAATCTGGCAAACGGCAGCCTGGTGAAGCTGGCGGAAAACAGCAAGCCCACCAAGTTCATCAAGCTGGACAATGACCACTACGGCACCGGCACGGGCGTGACCCTTATCCGCAAGGATGCTTTCAGTGAGATCGCATGGAACGCCTCCGACAGCAACGGCTACAAAAACCGTTACTTCGGCTGCACCCTGGACAACTTCTGTGACGGCATCTGGCCGCTGAAGCTGGACGAGAAAATCCGGGAGTGCCTGGTCCCCGTCCCCATTGTGGTGGCGGAGGGCAACCAGGTGGCGACGCTGCACACGATCTACCGCAAGGGCTTTGCCATCTCCTGCACGGAGGCGGGCGTGAGCGGCTGGCAGACGGAGGGCAAGGCGTTCAGCTATTTCTCCGACAACGCAAAGCGCATCGCCTATCTGGACGAGACGGCGACCGCCGTCAACTGGGGCCCGCGCTCCCCGAACTCGAATGACAGCGGCGCGTACTACATCAACACCGACGGCACCGTGAGCAACTACAACGTGTACAACGCCTACTTCGCGCCGCGTCCCGCTTTTAATCTTAAATCTTCTATCGTTGTATCTGAAAGCACAGACAGCGATGGATGCTACACGGTTGAGAGCGTGCCGGGCAACGACGGCGGGCTGTATGTGAAGAACAACGGCCTGTGGGTCCGCGCGGTGTAAGAGAAGCACCCAGAAAGCCGGGCGGCGGCGTGCCGCTGCCCGGCAAATTCTATGAGAGGAGGCGGCGGTATGCCGAGCATCAATGAAGTTATCGAACGGGTGAACCGGGCGAGGCCGGACGCCATCGACGACGAGACCAAGGCGGCGTGGCTGCTGGAGCTGGACGGACAGCTCTACCGGGAGACCATCCTGCGGCACCAGCTCACGAGCGGGCGCGGGGCCAAGGGACCCGTCGCCGTCTGTCCCACCTGCGGCGGGACGGAGATCACCTATGACCGGGTGATGGACAGCAACCTGTGTCCGGCGTGCGGCTGGACCGACCTGCCGGACTTTCCCAAGGCGTTCCCGGAGGACGGGGACAAGCCCCTGCTGGTGGAGGCCCCCTACGACGGGCTGTACGACCTGTACCTTATGAGCAAGGTGGACTTCTACAACCGGGAGGCCGACAACTACAACAACTCCGCCCTGGCGTACAACGCAGCGCTGGACGAATGGCGGAAACAGTATCACCGCAGACACCTGCCCATCGGCGGCGGGGGTCTGACGGGTCTATTTTAGGAGGAGGGGCGAGATGAACCTGCCATACATGACGGCGGCGACCGGCAAGAACCGCAAGCAGATCATCGCCTTTGCCGGGCTGAACTACGGCCAGGGAGCCGGAGACGGCGAGCTGGCAGAGAGCTGGGGCCTCTCCTCCGCCCGCTTCCCGTGCCTCAGTCAGCGGGACGGGCGAAAGACCGCCGGGACCTACACCAGCCCCACGGGGCTGTACGCACGGGGGAAGCTGTGCGTGGTGGACGGGACCGACTTTCTCTATGACGGCAAGGTGGTGGGCCATGTGACTGCGGGCGAAAAGCAGTTTGCCACCATCAACACCAAAATCGTCATTTTCCCCGATAAGGTCTACTACGACACGGAGGCAGAGAAGTTTGGGATGCTGGCGGCGGAATACCCCGGCTTCCCCGGCGACGTGACCTTCACGGCCAACACCCTGACCGTGCCGGAGCAGAGCTACATCGACCAGGCGGCGGAAAACGCAGAGACCAAGGGCAGCGTGGCCGCCGACACATCCATCACCGCCTACACCGGGGCCAGCGTGAACAAGACTACGGGAGCGCTGACTATGAGCGGCGGGACCGCAGGGACCCCAGACAAGCTCAAGGCGGGCGATTACATTCAATACGACTGCGACAGCTCGAAGGAGTACATGGTGGTACAGAGCAGCGCAAAGCAGAGCGACGGGACCTACCAGATCACCTATCTGCTGCACACGGCGGCGCTGCACAAATACCCAGGCTTCGACGAGCTTTTCAAGGCCGGAGACGCAATCGAAATCTCCGGCTGTACGACCTGCGCCGCGAACAACGGCAGCCACATCATCCGCTCCCTGGAGGCGCGGAAGCTGACCTTCACCAAGGACATCTTCACCAAGACCGGCGTGGAGGCCGGGACGGTGATGCTGGAGCGGAAGGTGCCGGACCTGACGTGCATCTGTGAGTGCGATAACCGCATCTGGGGCGCGGAGGGCAAGACCATCTACGCCAGCGCCCTGGGCGACCCGACCAACTTCTACGTCTACGACGGGGTGTCCACGGACAGCTACGCCGTGGCCGTGGGCACGGAGGGCGAGTTCACCGGGTGCATCGCCTACTCCAGCACGGTGCTGTTCTGGAAAGAGAATTGCCTGCACAAGGTCCTGGGCAGCTATCCGGCGCAGTATGAAATCTACACCTACACGGTGCCCGGCATCCAGAAGGGCAGCGAGAAGTCCCTGGCCGTCATCAATGAGACGCTGTTCTACAAGGGCCGCAACGGCGTGTACGCCTACTCCGGCGGGACCCCGGAGCTGCTGACGGAGAACTTCGGGACCCGGCGCTTCTTCGACGCGGTGGGCGGCACGGACGGCGAGCGCTACTACATCTCCATGCGGACGGAGAAGGGCGACTGGGAGCTGTACGTCTTTGATACGCTGCGGGCCATCTGGCTGCGGGAGGACGCGACCCACGCGCTGGACTGGGCCTATCTGGACGGGACGCTCTACTTCCTGGACGGGGCCACGGGCAAGCTGATGACCACCGGGCAGGACTACTCCGAGGAGGGCCTGGTGAACTGGAGCGCAACGCTGTGCCAGATGGACGAGACGAGCCACGGGCGCAAGTGCTATTCCAAGCTGTACCTGCGGGCGGACCTGGATGCCGGGGCCTGGCTCAAGGTGGAGATCAGCACGGACGGCAAGCCCTTCCGGCAGGTGTTCTCCACCCACAACGAGCGGGCCAAGACCCTGCAAGTCCCCATCCTGCCGGTGCGGTGCGACAACTTCCGCATCCGGCTGTCCGGCAAGGGCGGATGCCTGGTCAAGAGCATCATCCGGGAGTTCGCCCTGGGCAGCGAATATTAAGGGGGTGACAGAGCATGGCAACCACCCTCCCAGGCTCCCCTCCTTCGTTTGACCGCAACGACGTGAACGGGACCGTAAAATCTCTGTGCAACTACACCAGAAACCTGCAAGAAAATCTGGACTTCATGCTGGGGCAGCTTCAAAAGAGCATGACCGCCATACAGACCAGTGTGGAGGGGCTGAACAGCAAGGTCACCAGCCTGCAAACCACCCTCTCCGGGGTGCAGCAGAGCGTGAGCGCGCTGGGCAGCGAGTACAACAAGCTGGCAGCCCGCGTGACGGCGCTGGAGCAGAAAATCAACTGAAAGAGGAGGTAATCCGACATGGCAAAACCCGATATGTCCAGGAACAAAGACCTGGCGGGCAAGACCGTCTCCAAGGGCGGCTACAACATCAGCTATAACGAGAACGGCTATGCCACCAGCGCCATCAAGACCGGAAGCAAGACCGGCAAGGCCGCCGCGCCCAGCGCCGACACGGTTGGCGGCGGCGGCAGCGACCGGGGCAGCTACGGCGGCAGCGTATATGACCAGGAGCATTTTTCCAATGACGAGCTGCGGAGCGCGGCGGAGGTCCGGGCGGCAGCGGCGGCAGGCAAAACGACCTGGGCAGACGCCCACGACTATGTGGAGCGCATCCGCAGCAACTACGGCTATTCCGGCGACAGCGACGGCAGCCGCTACATTCCCCTGGAGATGGGCGGCGGCGGACGAGGAAACGGAGGCGGCGGTTTCTCCTACGAGGCGGCCCCCACCTACACCAGCCGCTACCAGAACCAGATCGACGACCTGACCCGCCAAATCCTTAACCGGGAGGCGTTCAGCTACGACCCGGAGAAGGACCCCACCTATCAGCAGTACAAGGAGAGCTACACGCGCAGCGGCGAGCGGGCGATGCAGGACACCCTGGGGCAGGTCAGCGCCCGCACAGGCGGCCTTGCAAGCAGCTATGCGGGCAGCGCAGCGCAGCAGACCTATGACAACTACATGGGGGCGCTGGCCGATAAAATCCCGGAGCTGAAACAGCTTGCCTACTCCATGTACCAGGACGAGGGCAACACTCAGAGAGCAAACCTGGAAATGCTGGTGGCCCTGGAGCAGGGCGACTACGCAAAGTACGCCGACCTCCTGGCCCAGTACAACACGGACCGGAGCTTCGACTACGGCGTGCATCGGGACAATATCGGCGACGAGCGCTACAACAACGAGTGGAACTATTCCGTGGGCCGGGACCAGATCGCGGACAAGCGCTACAAGGACGAGACCGCCTACAACCGGGAGACCTACAAGGACGAGACGGAGTACAACCGGGCGCTGGCAAAGGCCCAGACCCTCGCGGCGGGCGGCGACTTCTCCGGATACAAGGCCCTGGGGTACACGGACCAGGAGATCGCGGGCCTCAAGAGCGCATACAACAAGGCACAGGCATCCGTTCGCTCCGGCGGTGGGTCCTCCAGAGGCGGCAACTCCGGCGGAAGCAAGAGAGGCGGCTCAAGCGCCAGCGAGGACGTGTACGCAGGAATGTACAAGGCGGGCATCCGCAGCGAGGGCGACGCATACGCCTGGCTGCTGTCCGCCGGGTACAACACCACCCAGGCCGGAAAACTGGCCGGGTATTACGCCGACTGGATGAAAAACCAGGGCGGCAGCGGAAACAGCGGCAGCGACGCCCAGATCGGCAACCGGCACGGGGATAGCTGGATTTATATTCCCGGCCATGGCCGCTTCACCTACGACGAGGTGGAGAACTACGTCAACAGCGGAAAGGTCATCGAGACCTACGACAGCGCGACCAACACCTACACCTACAAGTGGAACGGCAATAAGAAGTAAGGAGGCGGCCCTATGGCAAGCGCAAGCGATTTTTTGAAGAAGCGGACGGCGGCGCGGCAGCAGGCCGAGAGCATCCAGAGCAGCGACAAGACCCCTCTGGGCAAGAATGACGACGGCACCGTAACGCGGGCGAGCAACTTTCTGCGGAACAAAGCCGCAGAACGCCGGGCCGTCATCGACCAGCAGTACGGCAAGGATGCCTACGGCGGCAGCGGCAGATACGAGGCGGACAAGGCCCAGGGCTTCAATTCCTGGCTGGAGAGCGTGAACGGCCTCTCCAGCCAGTTGGGCAGCGACTACCAGAGCCGGGACGGCAAATTCCAGAGTGCCGCAGACTTTGGGAAGTACCGGGATGACAACGACGCCCGCATCAGCGTGATGCAGAACAGGGCCAACGCCTACCGCACCTACTTCCAGGACAACCGGGAGATATACGGAGAGGATGCCGTGAACGGCGTCCTATCCACCCTGGACCAGGGCAGCAAGTACCTGGAGGAGCTGCGGGGCGGGCTGAACAGCGAGTATGACTTCTGGTCCCAGTTCAAGGACGAGAACGACTACAACACCTACCAGCGGGGCAAGGAATATGCCGCGCTGGCGGAGAAACCCGATTTTGCAGAGAAAAGCCAGTACAAGAGCACGGCCAACGGCCAGGAGAAATTCAACGCATGGAGCGGGACCTACTCCAACAGCGGCTTTGACGACATCGCCTACGACTACATCAACCGCAACGAGGAGGCCCGCAGCCGCCAGATGCTCTCCGACATCCAGAGCAACGCGTCCCTGCTTGGCCTGGACAACAGCGAGCGGCGGGAGATGACGGATGACGAGATCGCCACCTTCAACTACCTGTACGCCCAGGACAGCGCCAACGGCGACGCGGAGCACAAGAACGCCTACGCCTACATCGACTACCTGACCGGAGACCTCAACTACCGCCAGCGGGCCAAGGCAGAGGAGGAATGGGCCGCCTACGCCAAGGAGCACCCGGTGGGGTCCTCTGCGTTCAGCGTGCTGGAAAGCCCTCTCAAGGGCCTTTCCTACCTGGGCCAGGCGGCGGATTACCTCTCCGACGGGGAAATCGACCAGAACGCAGGCTACAACAAGTTCAGCTACATCAACAGCGCCATCCGCGACGAGGTGAACACCATCGTGGAGGACAACTGGGGCGGTGTGGGCAGCTTCGCCTACCAGACCGGCATGAGCATGGGCGACTTCCTGCTGAATACCGCCATCACCGGCGGCAACCAGGCGCTCTCTCTTGCCATCATGGGCACCGGCGCGGCGGCGGATGCCACCATCTCCGCAAAGGACCGGGGCCTGTCCGACAACCAGGCGTTCGCCCTGGGCACCATCGCAGGCGCGGCGGAGATCATCACCGAGAAGGTCAGCCTGGATGCCCTGCTGGACAAAACCGCGCTCACCAAGAGCGCCATGGGCTACTTCCTCAAAAACACCCTGGCCGAGGGCAGCGAGGAAGTGGGCAGCGACATCATCAACCTGGTGGCCGACGTGCTCATTTCCAAGGACAAGAGCGAGTGGCAGACCTCCATCGACGCCTACGAGGCCGAGGGCATGACCGAGAAGGAGGCGTTCTGGCGGGCCGTCCGGGACCAGGCGGAGAACATGGGCCTGGACTTCCTGGGCGGCGCTGTCTCCGGCGGCGTGATGTCCGGCGCGGGCATCGCCATAAACGCGGGGCTGAATGAATACGGCGCACGGCGCACCGGCGCGGAGTTCCAGGCGATGGGCGACGACGTGGTGCAGGCCACCATCCAGGAAGGGCTTGCAAGCGACCCCAGCACCCAGAGCTACAAGCTGGCCGTGCAGCTCCAGCAGAAGCTCGACGCCGGGCAGACCCTCACCAACGCAGAAATCGGGCGGCTGTACCAGGCCAATGTGCAGGCCATCGACGCGGAGGACGGCAGCGGCGACCTGCTGCTGCGGGCCGCCGAGGAAGTGACCCAGAAGGGCCGCGTGACCAACAACACCGCCATCGACATTTTGAGCAACCCCACCGCCATCAACACGCTGACGCAGGAGGCGGGGCTGAACATCAGCGAGGACATGAGCAAGTCCCAGCAGCGCAAGGCCGTCAAGAACGCCGTGGCGACCCTTGCAAGGACGCAGAGCGACGTTTCTACGAACGCGAGGGAAACTGCCCCCACCGCAACGGAAGCCCGGCAGGCAGCAGCGCCCTGCGGCGCAGCAGGCGTATGACATCCGCCGCGTGCGGGACGCTGCGGCCAGCCTGGGCGAGAACGGGGCCAAGGCCCTCTCCGCCAGCTACGACGGCAGCGTGCGGGCCGACGACTACTACGCAGGCTTCGCCTCCTACTACGAGGCGGGCATCTCCGGCATCGACATGGACAAGGTGCAGAGCCGCTATGCCACGCAGCTCAACCAGGCGCAGCGCTTCGCGGCCTACTCCGCCGGTCAGAACGACGCGGCGGTCTCCCTGGCCCTGGAGCGGGAGGGCGTCAAGAGCGCCACGGTGTACGGCGACGAGGCGGGCTTCGTACAGTCCGAACATTCCGCCAGCCTGCCCAAGGAGACCGTGCGCTTCTAC